TGTTTGTACGAAAAGAGAATGCTCGGTCGGGCTACGCTATAGAACCAATTGCGCACTACCTCCAACAAAACTATCCAATATATCTAGAAGAATGAGCCGATTAAAACTGTCAGAGCTCGCAAATCCTTGTGAGTTCGTTATTTCGTTGATTAGAGAAAATCTGAATAATCCAGATGACCTTAGCAAGATAATGCTTGCTGTTGAAAGCTTGCTCGAAAGCTATGAAGATGAGAAGTTTTCACCTACACTAAAACAGCTTCAAGCGCAGGCAGATTAACTAGCTTAAATTTGGTATAATATATTGAGATGTTTAGAGCCCTCAAGGGATCACCTATGGTTGGTGATCCCTTTTTTATTCCTCTAAACGCAAAGAAACAAAAAAGATATGAACAGAATAATGATCCCTCAAGAATTGGAACAGGCAATCTCGACTCCCACAGCAGCTATTACAGCTGCAACACAGGAATATAAAAAGCAGCAACAAGTAATTGATGCCGCTTGGTTGGTTAGTGCGGTGGAGGCTTCGGCTAGGTATGTCGATCAGAATGGTAGACAGCTGCATAAAAATTTATTCACCCATGCGTTCAATCGGCCAATGGTTTATGTCGCTGACGAGAGAAACAAGTACATAACAACAACGGATGAATTGGTCACTCTATGTAGTCAAATTCAGGATATCTACCCTGAGAAAACCTACATGGGAGCAGATCATGCAGAAGTGCATGTTTTGAAATGTCGTTTGCCTAAGGCATATACGGCAAGAGTGCCTTATGTGAAACTGCGTCACATACCGAGTAGGTTCTCTGTTAATGATGGTGTTGTAGTGAAACCTCTTCCTCCCAAAAATGGCGGAGAGGTTACATGGGTAACACTTTGCAGAAAATTGCTACCCATCTACTCTAACAGAGAATTGTTTGAGTTTAGTCAGAGTGAGATCACTGCAGCATACCACTACGTCACCCTCAAAATCCGTAAAGAGGATCATTCTCTTAAAACATGGTTTCCAGGTGTAGACGTAAATTGTGGTGTGTGCTCTGACAGGGGCGACGAGTTCGTCCTGGTCGGTCCTCATTTCGAAAGAAATGAGTTTAAACAAGAGTTTAAACCTCAGTCAAAAACAACGTTAACCCTTGGAGATCTTTAATATGCTAAGAAAAAAAGTATTAATAATACTCACAGCATCACTGGGAGCGCTAGGCGCATACCAGTTGGTGAGTGGTAGTGTACCTGTTGGTGTGCTATACACAGCAATAACTACACTACTGCTGTCTGCTGTGTCCGTTGGGGGGTTGATTCAGTACACTTCCAGGGAGATGCAGGACTTCAGGGAAGTGTACAGGGAGAAAGCCAAGATGGCTAAATCCAGAGAAGAAGCACTTACGGAAGCGTTGATTCTCAAAGAGAAAGAAATATTGATACTTAAAACACAATTACGGAATGGACAAGAAACCGCAACACAACCCCGGAAAGTCCAGTCTGTTAGCTTGTGTGGTGATTAATAGAAATGTTAGAAATACGTCGGTGGCGGCGTATTTGGTTAAAAAAGCCTTAGACGAGTACAACCATAATAAACTTCACTACAGCGACATGTGGTCATTCTTTTTCAGTGAAGCAGCATCTGATAAGGAGTATACCACTGTCTGCTTTAGTGATCTTCCTCCTAAAGAGAGGAAGAAAATTAGCAGGATATACAAGCGCTTCAGACATCTCGACACATCTGAGATATTTGAAGAACTCGGTACTCGAGCTACAGCTACATGCAAGCATTCTCCTCTGGAAGCTAAGTGGGCATACACCTATTTTAGGAAATTCAGAAGTTGGGAATACTTTGAGGATAATGAAGTGTCAGTGGAAGAGATTTTGCATCCGCTCTCTTCAAAAGAGCTAAAAGAATATCTTTCATTGTTCTAACATAAAATATTATAAAAAAAGGAAGATCCTTCGGGGTTTTCCTTTTTTTTAGATATCAGCAATGCTATAATAAGTTATATGGAAGAAAATAACGGTAATCACCACGGTTTCATGATCCCGGAAAGTTTTTTAACACAGCTTTCTGAATATACCAGAGGCTATGTATTACTGGTATGTAACGAAAAAGGAGAACTATATGCTCACGAAGCGTTTGACAACCCTGTTATTAAACTGGGACTTATTAACTTTGGCGGACTCCATATATCTGCAGCTATAAAGCATATGCAGAACATGGCTCTGAAAGAAGAACAAGAGAACTATGGCGGTGAAGAAGGTGATGGAGAAGCGGAGATCTAGAGGCAGCTTTCTACAAGCTTAGCTTCACGCTCTCTTCTACCTATAAGCCCATTACCCTTTTCCCAAAGGCGTTTCATGCTTCTTATCTGATTGGCAATATCTTTATATTTTTTATCAGTTACTAGCTCTTTTATAGCTACCATCTCTCGTCTGGTGGGACCACGCATACTCATACCTCTGTTGAATACTAGAGAGACCAGTGCTGTCTGTGCTCCACTACAAAGCTTCTCTACACCAGGGAAAGCTCTTACAGTGTATCTTACAAACTTGGGAAGGATATACATCTCAAATACTTGTAATGATTCTTCCCATGTGAACGTTATACCTTTCAGTTTCTTGGTATAGGCCTCAGCTATGAGCCCTTTTTTACCTCTACCATTCTGAATAAGGTCGAGCTCATGTTCGGTGGTTAATGACTTGAAGATAGTGTCTACTTCTTCTTTCGAGTAGTAGCCTATATCTATACCCACCATCGCTGTAGGTCCACTCATACCCTTGGGCCAGATAAAAGTACTCTTGTATACTTTCTCGTAATATTCTTTACCACCAGTCTCCTGCTCAACTATGAAATCTATTCCTTCTTGCTCAAATTTCATATTATTCCTCGTCGTATAGCTCGTAATCTTCCTCTTTATCATTACCAACTTGTTTTTGAGTAATGTCCACAATTTGTACAGTAGCGGCTACAGAAGCATTGCTCGTGCTGTTGTATTTAAGATCAACAACAGCTTGTCCTCCTATGTACACAGCCATGATTGTAGCAAATACCTCAATTGTCTTCGTGAACATCACAGAGAATGTGGCGCTCAATTCAGGATTCTTTGTGAGCCCAAAAAGCACAGCTACACTAGAAGCATAGAATATACCTAGAATAATAAAGCCTGAAAAGGTTATGAAGAACTTTTTAGAAGCTAGATGATTTGTGTTCTCCATTTCTTCTTGCTGTGCTGGTGCAGTGCCTGGAGGAGCTACCCCGGTCTGCAAGAAAGATGCACCTGTCTTTAATAGATTTTTAACAGCTTCAAACATACGCTTAGAATATTATGTTAACTATAGTGTAGCCTATACCAAATACTGCTACTGGGCCCAGGAACCTGATTAAAAATCCCCAAGGCCCTGCCAAGGTTGTCAGCATTAAAGAGAATGCTGGTGCACCTATCTGCGTGTATAGAAAGGCTAAAAAAATGCCGAATATATAGCCCAATAAAGATTTAACCCTATGGTAGCGTATCAAAGTAGCCTTACCCTTTTCTTTCTCTAGATCAACCCTGGCTTGCGTATCAGCAATCTTCTGACTGGACTCTACTGTTCTAGTGTAATACTCCTGTTTCTGTTGCTCTTCGTTCTTACCCCATTGCTCCATATTCTTTAAATTTGTATCTATGATGACCTTGTCTTGCTCTAGCTGAACTACCTCGCTTTTGGCAGCAAACATAGATACTTCCAGGCAACCAAGCTCATAAGAGAGCTTACTCTTTAATTCAGAATTAAAAGACCTCTGAGGTTTATCTACAGCCAGTAGAGAGGTGGTCAATAAAATGAACACGCTGAACAGATAGGTGCGCATATTTAATCCTCAGGTATAGAGTTTATGAGGATCTTGATTCTCTCTATTTGAGAGGAGGCCTTCTTGAGTGCCTGGTCAAGATCAGCTATATTTCCTCCTAGAGATGATGTGTCGTGTGCTGGAGGAGGTACAATTAAGGGTGCGGACAAAGGTCTTCTGTTGCCGGAGACGCATGAAGATAGTGCGAAACTAGCTAAGATAAATATTAATTTAGAGCCCAATTGCATACGGGTACTTTAGCAGCCTGCGGGCTGATTGTCTAGCCTGAATACCCCCCCCAATATATCTGAGGGAGTACATGGTATACTATATTGATGAACACTTCAAATAGCTCTCAGAATAGTCCTCAGTTGCGCCCTGTAAAAGGGGTGCAGAACTACTGGATATTCGGCCGCCCTTGGGTGGCTGAGTGTGTAGGTATAAGCTACTCCACCTATGACGGCAGGTGGACCTGGCAGAAACTCATGGACCACCCCGAGAAGGTGGCCTCGGATCTGCGGAGTAGAGAGCAGGTTCGGTGTTTCTCGGCGACAGTAAGAGCCCCCGCCGACGCTACTTCGCCGCAGGATGTGGTGAATGAGTTACTTAGGCGGGGCAAGATTTAATCTGCCCCTGCAGTCAAAAGAGCGCTCCCTTTGAGGGAGATAAGACTCTTTTTTTAGCCGTCAGCTATTTCAGCAAAGCTTTAGGGTTGTTTGCATCAGCCTGCCTATCCATCCTGGCTAACAACCTGCCCACATCAGCCTTCAGGGACTCTTGCTGTGTGTGCTGCGCTGATACATACCACGCAGCAAAAGTGACCTGACCTACGATCCCCATGAAAGAACCAAGTATAACCCTTTTCAAGAAATCTTTCGTACCCACATAATCGTCAGCGGCTTTTTTGACAGTCTGCACATCTGAGGATAATTTAGATACTTCCTTTGTCAGATTATCAAGAGTACCTCTTAACCCGTTCCTACCGTCAACACCGATACTGATATGTTTTGCATCTCTTGCCATCTCTCGGATCTCCGAAACAGCCTTTTCTAATGATTTTAAATGTTCCTTTGTATCTTCGGCGGTTTCTTCTAGCTTGGTGATCTCAACATCTGTGAGTTTTTTCTGACCCTGGAGTTCAGTAATCGACGTAATCACTTCTTGTTGAAAGTGAGTTACATTAGATGGTTTGAAATCATTAGCTCCTCCAGAGTCAGAAAAAGAATTATCAAGCATATAAAATAATAAAGTATAAATGTGTTTTGCCACCATTACATACCTTTATTATATAAAATACTAAGGTTCTTGTCGCTTTATAATTTCTATTTTTTCTTCTGGGTCGACTTGCTCTTCGTTAGATACGTAGTAATTCAGTTCTTTTTCATTATAGCTCGCAGTGTCTTCATCATCTTCTTTTATTTCTGCACTATCAGCTACCTGGGCTTCTTTTTTGCTGCCCCTGAAAACAGACCTAACTGAGTCATTATAGACTTTGTCAACAATAAGTAGCTGGCTAGTGCCGGCCTCGCCAAGGTAAATACCCTTTCTAGGTACTTCAAAAGCATGTTCAACACACGTCCACCTACTCTCTGGAACACCCAGAGAGATGAGTGCTTCGACTCTTTCGTGAGGTATGTCCTTACCACTGACTACACATTTATGTCTTTTTTTAGCCATATTTGTTACTGCTGAGGTTGCTGCGCCGCTTGTTGTTTAGCCCCTGACAAGCCTTGAGACCTAGACTGCGAGGTCATCTGCTCAAGCTGCGATTTAACTAATGCGTATAGATCCTGGTCTTGTCCTTTAATTTGCTGCAGCTGAGATCTTCTCTGCGCTCCGTCCTGCGGGAACAACTGTTGGGCAATTTGCTGTGCTTTTTCCAAAGTGTCCTGAGGAGTGCCGCCACCCCCACCTCCTCCAGCTGGAGCTTGCCCGCCTCCGCCTGGTTGTCCTCCTGCCCCCTGCTGCTGTTGACCCTGTAGCATCTGCATGACATTTTGCTGAGTAGACTGAGCAAGCTGATCTTTTTCCTGCTCTTCCATTTCAATCTCTTTCGTGATGCGGTCTTCCTGCTTTTTCTTACGAATCTGATCTTCGTAATCGAAGTTGTAGAGTTTGAGCAATTCAGACCTGGCGATAGCGTTAGCAGAAACTAACTGGCTAATGACAGACTTACGGTCCATGTCGTCAGAGAACGTGATAGGTATAAGTGATATCTTTGCTTTAGGTAGACCCATGATATTACCTATAACCATACCAAGATGAGCTAAAAGCCTATTATAGTTTGC